ACATGCACTGCGGGAAGCCTGCGGCAACCAGCCGCAAGACCCGGATGTCCCCCCATGACCATGAGGTCACCCGCTACCTTATGAGGTAGCGACCCAGCGGCGTTTTAGTGCAACTGCGCCGCGCAGTACAGAATGCTCAAACGAGCGATTAAGGACTAGATCAAGGATTTCTCCTTGACGAACCCATTCAGGTTCAACATGGGATGTAAGCCCACGATCTAGACCTTGGAAAGCTTTAGTTAGAGCCCCATATCCCGTCAGCACGTCAGTGCGACGGACCGGCTTGGGAACCATCGTTTTTACTTCAAAACGATGCAGAAATTTGTTCCATCTTCCGATGGAACGTACGTTTCTGCCCAAATACGAGATATGGCCAATTCCCTCAGTATTCTCAGGCAAGTAAGGTAGAGACCCTACAAGTCTTTCACACTTATTTCGCATGAATTGGGTTGTCCTCCACATTCCCTTTTTGTAAAAGAGATTTGCGGTGGCAATCCATGAGATAATACTTGAGGCTTGGTGTTTGCCCTCAGGAGGCGGACAACGGACATAGACAGGAGTTACGTCTATGCCGGCGAACGCTTCAACCCCACATGACTCTCGAAACTTTCCAGTAACGAAAGTCTTATTGAGGTTTACCTTACAATTGTATTTTTGTAGGTAATCGAGGACAATACCCGCATATGCGGACGGAACGACGATATCGTCACCGTACACATACACACTTCGAGTAACGCGATAAGCGTTCCTCTGTGTGTAGGAAAGGCCTAAGTGATCCAATAAAGCGACTACACATATAGTGTAGAAATACATCGCTTCAATCGGAAAACAGAGAGCACTACCCATGGACGCGAACTTCCTAAGAGGGCCAACAAGTTGGCCATTAGGGAGCAAAGCGTTAGCCGAACGACATGCTTCGATAGAATCAAATAAATCCTGATTCGCACGAAACATCGCTAATGCCAGATCTCGTGGAACACGATCACTGGCATCGGAAAGATCGATCGTTGCAAATCGACCTGTACGCGAGGCTCTCATCGCGAGCTTTTGGTTAATAGACTGGTCACGAAAATTAACATGGCCAGCCGATAACCAATACGACTCGATCTTGGTATATAACCAAGACCGAATACCCTGCTGCACATATTGCATGCAGACGGGCTCAATTGCGATGATTCTGGGCGTTTTCAACGTCTTTGGAACGGTGATGACCCTAACTGGGTCTTCATCCGCTTCTGAAACGATCGTAACCATTTTGAGCTCCTCAGAATCAACGGGAGTACCCAAAGGGTACCCATTGTCGATAAGAGGGAAGTAAGGCTCAAGACGATCGTGCCATCTACGCCAAATAAATTTCTGATTTCCAGTAATTGATTCGGCAGTAGTTCCGGGACCGTGCGTTGGAGTACAGTCAGTGCACTGAAAATCAGTACACAGATTGTCCCAGAGCACAGAAGAAACAGCCAAAAACTTGGCACGTTCTTCTTCGGAAATAATAAACGTTGAGAACGAGTTCTCGATTTCAACGAAGTTTTCAAGCGCGGACTGGACCCTTTTCGGGGTACAGTCCATCTTAATTTTGTTGAGAGTAAGGCATATCTGCCGTACAGCATCAACATAGTAAGAAAAATCGCTTGGAGAACCTCCATTATGGGGGAATACTTCATTGTAAATCACCTTTCCTGTCTCGAAGTTGAAGATATGACTTGTGATCCCCTGCAAAAATGCGGGCATCACAGATCCTTTTGCGCGTTTCCAACGTGCAAAGAGACTTGAGTCAACAAACCCGTTCTCCAGGCCTCGCAAGAGGTCACTGGCGAATTTGGGAAGGGTTATCGTCAAAAAAGATAATCCCTCGTCTTCAACGCGTGATCTTATAGTTAAAAGATCACGGTTATCAGAGACGTCAGCGGGACACTTGGTAGTCGCGTCTATATAGACACACGCTACCAACTCCAGATAATCACTTACGTTGCTTTTCAAATTAGCCTCCTCATTCGGAAGCGAAATTTCAAGCCACGTACGTTTACCTTTCGTCAATGACGATTACAACCAATCACTCAAGGTTGTGAAAGCTATTTGGTGGAAGGAGAATCTACAGATGTAGTCTTGGAGTCAGCAATGCTGACTTTAACTACCCTGCCGCCATCTTTCGATGGAAGCTTTGATTCGGACGAATCGTCCTCATCAAGCTCGATGTGTGACGGTAAGACCGCCACAGAGATCTTCAGTATGTCGTTCAAAAAGGATTTCCAATTGAACTTCATATTAAGACTCCTGGCCAAAAAGCTTACCAATCGCAGTGCTGTCTAACCAGGTTTTAAAACCGGTTATTAGCTGATCAGTCTGCGTCGACGTAAACCCTGCTAAGGGTCGGTCGATTACGACATAAAAGCTCAACGTCTCATAATCGTTAACAGCAGTTAACGGGTCTGGGACAATCGCCTTTTGATCAACACGGGCAACCGAGCGAACTCGATCGCCTGCGATGATCTGATGCGAAATAGTCAAAGTGAATGTGCCGTCAGATTTCTGATAGACACATTTCTTGCCATCGATTTGAATTCGAGGCATTGACTGAGCTACAGCATTGACAGTAATTGATTGTGGGTCGGTAAACATAGTGGTTGATCTCCGAAGTTTAAAGGAGCATTAAACTGCTAGGGGTGACTACAGAGCTCATCCTGTCTCCACTTTAATTCTAGCAGCAGATAGATCTCAGGCTTGATACACCGTTGGCTTTCACCAACGAGTTATACCAAGAGCTCCTGCGATCGCTAATTGTCTGGCCGTTAAATTAGACACAGACAGGTTGAACCCATAAGGGCTTGCATCTTCTTGTCTCTGTTTTACGTCAAAATGACGTGAAAACGAGAGTATAGTGTAGGCATTCTTGAAAGGAATGATCTGAATTAACAATCGTTCCTTCTTGACATGACTAGACACAAAAAGATACTGGGACGCAACAGAGTCGAGTAGGTAATCATTAGCGCGGTCAATTAACTTGCCCGCGTTTGATATCCAGTCGGCTGCCCACGTCCAAGGTGTTGCTTTGTAGATATTCGACGGACTAATTCTGAGACCATACAGAGTCAACTGACGCTGTATAGATCTCATGGCCGATGAATAATCGGTACGAGTCAAGTCGAATTCTGGTCTATAGTAACGGAACTTCCCAGACGCTGTTATAGTTGTCGTTGTACGATCAACTAAGTAGTGAAAGGGTCCTCCATTACACCACGCAGTGGTATCCATATAAGTGTTCGGAAAACAGATATTACCGGACACAAAAGGATTAGATCCAACAAGCGCGATTGTTTCAGACTTCGCAATGGTGGCTCTCTTCCGTACGAACTGGTTGTTCTGTGCAGTTAATTTTGCAATCAGAACTTCCATATCTGAGTAGGTCTTATAAAAGCCTTCCAGATCGTTCAAAAACGGAACCCAACCAAATTGGTGGTTCAAGAAGTGATCAGCGACCGGTTTAGGTCGCATGATTCTGCCTACGGTGCGTCCACCAAGGAATTTCCACATATCGTGGAATCCCTTGGCCGCAGCCTTTCGACTGCCGATAGCTGTCCTCCATAAATTCTGGAAGGCAGATCCGGTAGTCTTAAGCATACGAGGTGTGTCGCCAAATTCGGCGAGAAACACCAGGCCACTTGCTTGTTCCAGTTTGGGCCTAAGCTTAGCATAGGCTTGGTCACCATATGTTGACAAATCCACTAGAAGAGGAGAATCCTTCTTCAGGAAATTATCGAAAGGGGTAATATCAAAACCCGATCCGAAATCCGAAGAAGTAGGTGGCATAAAACCTCCAACGTAACGTTCGAGGTTATCGCCCCTCATATACGTCCCCTTTGCTAGTACAGGTTCCAGCTGAACATTTATATTATTCAGGTTCGGCTGGCAAGAGTTAATCTTAATTGATTGGAATGGACCGCCGGAACGATACGGTGGGTGACCATGGTTTTCATCCCATGTTCGCTCACACGTCAATCCGGGGTATCCCCTACCTCCAATTCCAGAATAGGATTGGAAAAAATTAGGGGCATTCCAGGGTGACGACAGGCTATTCCTAGATTGGAAATAGCCTAAAGGGGTAGTCACAGCACTAGGTGCTGGAACTAACCTTGTCCTTACCCTACTCTTGTTGTCAGACATGCAACATCTCCTTTATGGAAGAATTAGTTAGATTCTTGCGAATCAATGCAACTGCAACTAATTCGCAAACAAAGAGAATCATCGCTGACTCTCTAAGTACCCC